AGTCGGGTAGCCCTCCATCCGGGCGAGTTGCATCTCCTCGGCGAGTTCGAGTTGTCCGACACGGCCGCGGAGGAACACGCCGCCCTCTTCGCCGCCAAGCTCCTTCGCCTTCTCCAGCAGCGCCCCCTTGTAGGCGGCGAGGTTCGGGCTGAACGGCAGCAGCCTGTCCATGGTGTTGAACCCGTAGAACACGTGGAGTTCTGCGTCCGGCACCCGCTCGCGGATCCGCGGCCACAGGTCGAGCATCACGTCCAGGCCACGGTCGGCGGAGTGGCTGAAGACGACACGGGGGAGCCGCTCACCGAAAGGCCTGTAGGCGTTCGGATAGCGCGGCTCCCCGCTGTCGATCTCCCTGTAGGAAATGCCGTTCCCGATCACCCGCAGACGGTTCTCCGTCCACGGGTAGAGGCGGGCGAACCTCGCCCGCTGCCACTCGGTCAGGGTGACGATATGGTCGATCTTCCCCGCGCGTTCCGCCGTCAGCTCGTTCGGGTAGGAGTGGTCGTGGCACCAGAGCGCGGTCTTCCTGGCGCCGATCGGGTTGTCGAACACGTGCGCCAACCGCGACACGATGAGGAGGTCGGTGGTCTCCGTCGGGTCCCATGACGTGTGAGGCCGGTACAGCACCCCACCGGCCAGTCCTTCCTCGGAGCTGGAGAAGACGCGAACCCGGTGGCCCCTGGCGGCCAGCCGGGTCGCGACCTGCACGGCGGCGGTCTCTGACCCGCCGATGCCGCCGTCTTTCAACGACGCCGGGCTCCAGGGCTCCCACTGGCCGCCCAGGTAGAAGTTCACCGTCGATTTCGCGGGTTGTGCCTTGTATCGGGCGAACGTGAGCCGTCCGTTGCAGTGGACGCGGTAGTCGTCGATCTGCCCGCGTGTGAGCAGCAGGTCGGCCAGCTGCCCTGCCGTGAGCGCGCGGAGGTGTCCCTTCGGCTCGACGCGTTCCCAGTCGATCATGCCGCGGTCGAACGCACCGTTCGGCGTCGTCAGGTACACGCGGCCGCCGGGGTTCAGCATCGACTCGCACACCGCGAGGGTGGCGGACATGTCAGGGACGTGTTCGAGCACCTCGAACAGGACGACGGCGTCGTATTTCTTGCCGGTGATCTTGGCGGCGTCGTGAAGGTTGCCGTGGTGTAGCTTGCCGGGCGCCTTGAATTTCCGCCGCCGTTTCAGCCCGAGGTCAAACGACTTTTTGTTCAACTCGACCCCGTCGGCGTGGATGCCGTAGCGTTTCCAGAGGAAGCACTCCAACCAGAAGTCGTTGCAGCCGAGGTCGAGAACCTCCGGCTTCCTGCCTAGCTCCGTCTCCTGCTCTGCGAGTCCTTCGGCGAGGTACGCGACCCGCTCGATGTACTGGTCTATCTGATCGACGTGCTCGTCGCCGACCGTGGACTCTTTCGGGACGTCCTTGTACCAGCGGGTGTACTCGTCCGGCTCGACCGCGTGGATGATGTTAAGGCGCGCGGACGAGCGGGCGTGCACGATCCTCGGGTCGTCCTCGATCACGTACGGCACCGATTTCAGCAGGTCGTACGCCTTGAGGTTTTCGTCGTGCCGGATCAGGATCTCCCGGAGCATCAGCGCGGCGCCGACGAGTTCGGCGGTGTTGGCCGCCACGTCGACCTCCTGCTTTTTCTCCTTGACGTCGTCGATCGGCGCGACCTCCAGCGCTTTCGCGATGGCGGCCTGCGCCTCCTCGTACGACTGCCGGTTCAGGTACGCGTCGGTGAGGATCAGCCACGGGAACAGGTTGTGCTCGACCGGGTTCAGGATCAGCGGTGACTGCGGCAGGCCGATCGCGAGCGCCTGCTTCGCCCAGTGTTCCGCCCGGTCCCACCGGCCGATCGACGCGAAGCACGCCGCCAACCCGATCGAGTTCTCCGCCCATGTGTCGCGTTCACGGATCGCGGTGAACTCGCAGTTGATCGCCGCCTCCGTGTTCCCGATCGCGCGGAAGCACAGCGCGAGCTTGTGCCGTACCTGGCAGCGCTCGTCCGACCACCCGGCGTCGTCACGCTTGGTGTACAGGTCGAGCCACTTGACGGCCTCGGTGAAATCGCCTTTCGCCATGTACTCGGTGCCGAGATAGGCGAGGATGCGTGGGCTGATCTCCTCCCCAGCGGCCTCCGCCTTCTCGCGACAGGCATGAAGGATGTCGAGGTTCCTGGACGGGTCGTACCGGTCGGTGGCTGGCCGATGGTGCTTCCAGTGCGTCACGCCCGGAGGGACCGGTGACAGTCGTGCCTGTCCTTCTCGGGGGACGTAGCACTCGTGGACGGGCTCGACCCAGTGGTAGTCGGCGTGCCGCCAGATCAGCCGTTCCCGCCACAGCTGGCAGACGTTGTTCCCGTCCTCGTCGCGGGCGTAGTCGTAGTAGAACGACAGCGCGTGGATGTCCTCCGGCATGTTCGCCGCGAGGTGGCGGAGGTTGGAGGCGCCGACGATCTCGTCGTCGTCGTCCAGCCACAGGTAGTGGGTGAAGTCTTCCCCCGGATCGTTCGCCATCGCGAACGACTGCTCACGCGCCCACGAGAAGTCGTCGCGCCACTCGCCCTGTTTCACGGTGATCGGTGCGGCGGCCATCAGGTCGCCCTCGTCGTCTTTGCCGCAGTGCGTTATCTTCGCCAGGGCGGCCAGCACGTCTCGGGTGTTGTCGGTCGACCCGGTGTCGTAGATGAAGATCCCGTCCACGTAGGGGCGGATCGACTCCAGCGCCTTCTCGATCACCTGCTCGGAGTTCTTCACGATCATGCAGGCAGCAATCTTCGGAACGATCATCTGGGCTTAACTCCTTCACGTGTCGCGATTGGTATCTGGGCAGGGTTCGAGGACAGCGGTGCGAGCCCGCCCAGATGAGGGTTACACCGCTGTCCTCCAGCCCTGCGACGGGAAGGGACGCCAGGCAGTAGCGCCCCTTCCTTCGCAGTTAGGCGTCGAGGACCCGCGGCCCGGGCTCTTTGCCCTCTTGGCCTCTGCGGATCATCTGGACGTCATGCATACCGGACTGGACCGCCCGGTCTTTCACCTTGACGGCGGTGTCGCGGTCGACGTTCTTGCCGCCCCCGAGGAGGCGGCCCTTGCTGTCGTACACGCTGTACGACGTGCTCCGTCGAGCCATATCTGGGCCTCCCTTAGAGCTTGTACTGGTCGCTGCCCGCGAAGTACTGCACGGTGAACTGCGCAGCCACCAAGGGGAACAACTTGAACTGCGCCGGGGACGCCAACGCGAAATGCATCGGCGCGTCCCCGGGTGTGATCAACAGCCCTACGGAGGCGTTCGGTGTCGCAGACGACAGCCACCGGCACGACGCCAACTCGACACGGACCCGGAACGAATCCGCGGTGGTCGGCACCGACGCCAACAATCCCACGACACCGGACGCCAACGACTGGAACTCAAACCCGACAGGGTTCGGCATGAAGGCTCCCCTCTAGGTGAGGGTGTCGGTGATCGTCCAACCGGCCGCCGGGGCGACCACGCTCTCGACAGAGGTCTCGCCGACGGCGTACCAGTCTAGGCGGCGGATGTCGTCGCGTGCCGTCCGGGTCTGGCGTGACTCGGCCGTGAACGTGTAGGCGAGCGATGGGGTCTCCATCGCCGGACCCGGAGTCACGTACGCCAGCAGGACGGTCTCGCCCCAAATGTCCGAATAGGAGGCGGTCTGGCCCTCGTTCGCGGTGTTCTTGATGTTCCCCGGAACCAGCACACGCATCCCGGCGATCTGGGACGGGAGCAGCGGATACTGGCTGTAGGCCGGGAGTTCTTCCGGCCGTCCGGAGTACTGCACCAACGGGCCAGCGGTGCCGCTGTAGTACAGCGACTTGTTCAGTCCCTCAGCGACGGCTGCGGGGACGACGATCATGTTCGGACGCAAGCCGATCGCCTGCCGCATCCCGGTGATCCCCTTGATGATGTCGCCGGTGATCTGCTGGAACGTCGTCGACGCACCATCCCAGAACGCCGTCTTCGACGCCGTAGCACCGGAGTTCAAGCCGCCCGTGAACGTCTCGCCGTTGATCACGGTCGAGACACCGGACGCGTTCAGGATCGCGGCGCACCGCATCTCCCTGAGCATCTGAAGGCGGCCGAGGACTCCGAGTTGCTTGACTTCCTGCAGCCGCAGCTGGTTGTCGGCGTTCTGACGCTCCCGCTGCGAGATCGTCCACGCAAGCTCGCGCCTGACGGCCGAGTAGCTTGCCGTGGTTGCGTTGAAGTCGACCTCGCGTGGCTCGGTGCGGTCGGCGGTCAGGTCGGTGACCTCCGTCCCGTAGAACTCTCCCTGCGACCATGTGTAGTACAGGTCGGTCTCGTGGACGACAGGGAGCCGTGGGACGATCTCGTCGGCGATAAAGCCTTCGTCCAGCGGACGGTACAGCCGGGCGAGGTTCGTGAGTGGTGCGCTGACATGGACAACGCCCACCGTGGTCGGGTTAGGCATCTCTCTATCCTTCCTTTAGCGGGCGGGCGTTAGATGATGTTCTGCGGGTTCAGCAGCACCGTGAAGACGTCGGCGGCGGCGGCGGGCTGCTCGACGGTGCCGACCGTGTACTTGATCGCGGACGCGCCCCCGATAGCGATCAGGCCGAGGGCGCCGTTGAGGGAGCCGACCGCGACCAGTGCCCCAGCGCCTATCGAGGCGACGGCGACGCATTTCACGTACGAGTGAGGCAGGTCAACCTCG